CACCAAGAAAATATGCTTGTGGAGGAAGATCAGGCCAAGGAACTCCAAATGCTATAAGTCCAAGAGCAAACAGTGGATTTGGTGGTACTTGTCAAGGTGTTGCTGGTTGTTCTGGAATAGTAATTATAAAGTATAGGATCGCATAATAATATGGCACATTTTGCAAAAATTTCTGAAGAAAACGAAGTCTTAACTGTAGTGACTCTTAGTGATAACGACATGAAAAATTCTGATGGCGTTGAAGTTGAAAGTATTGGACAAACATATTTAGAAACACATCATGGTTGGCCAGCACATTTATGGATTCAAACTTCTTTTAACACATTTTCTAATCAACACAGATCAGGAGATAACTCTAAATCATTTAGAGGAAATTATGCAGGCATTGGTTATACTTGGGATTCAAGCAACAATATTTTTTGGCCTCCTAAACCTTTTCCATCTTTTGTAAAAAATACAACACTTGCACAATGGGAATCTCCAATTGGACAACCACCTTCTTTAACAGAAGAACAAACTTCACAAAACGAAGCTGGTACTCATCGATGGATTTATGATTGGAATGAAGATACTCAATCTTGGAATTTGACAAATTCATTAGACTAATATATATTTTCATTTAGAAATGGAAAAGAAAGTATTAAGTGAACAAAGTATTTATTATGGTAATATTTCAATGCCAAAGGGTTTTGAAATAGAAGAAAAATCTTTAACTAGTGACATATTAGAATCTAAATTATTTGAAAATAAATTTAAAAATTCAAAAACATTTGACAGATTAAATACATACATATCAGAACATATATATTTAAAATATAAATTTAATTTAGTATATAAAGACACTTTTGGAGATGTTTATGAGTCTGAAGAAATATCTTCTCCTTTAATAAATGTCGATCCAGTTGATCTTAAACACTCTCCGGATTTTACATTACTATATGGAGTTAGTGTTAATGATTGTACTGTTAGAATACATTATGATGACAACAGACGTAAAGGTCGTTCTTGGGATATACCCCTTAGAACAAATAGTTTTATTATGTTTCCATCTACAAATATGTATTTTATTTCTAACAATCAAAAACACTCATTAAATTTTATTCAAACTATACTTTATGAATACCGCTAATTATTGGTATTTTAAATCTGCATTAACGCCTAAATTTTGTGATGATGTCATAAAATACGGTTTGTCAAAATCTGAAGAAATGGCAAAAACAGGAAATACTAATAAGGATAAATTAAGCAAAGAAGAAATTAGAGACATAAGAAGAATTAGAAATTCTAATATTGTTTGGTTAGATGACCCATGGATTTATAGAGAAATACATCCTTATATACATAAAGCTAATGAAAATGCAGGTTGGAATTTTGATTGGGACTTTAGTGAAAGTTGTCAGTTTACAAAATATAAATTAAATCAATTTTATGATTGGCATTGTGACTGTTATTCTAAACCATATGATAATCCTAATAATAAAAATCTTCATGGAAAAATAAGAAAACTATCTGTTACTTGTCAATTAACTGATGGATCAGAATATGAAGGAGGAGAATTAGAATTTGATTTTAGAAACTATGATCCTAGTAAAAGAGATGAATCTAAACATTTGGTAAAAGCAAAAGAAATACTTCCTAAAGGATCTATTGTTGTATTTCCTTCGCATGTGTGGCATAGAGTAAAACCTGTACAGAAAGGAACAAGATATTCATTGGTTTTATGGAACCTTGGATATCCATTTAAATAATATGATTAAAGAAGAATTTTTTAAAACTCCTATTTGGGTTGAAAACAAAACAGATTTTTTAACCTCATTAACTAAGGCAAGTAATAAATATATTAAAGAAGCTAAACAAACAAAAGAAGCAAAAGAATACATAAAAAAATTTGGTGATTTTGGAAGATCGTATCATTCAACTCCCTTAACTTTTGATAATGATTTTTTAGATTTTAGAAATTATATTAGTGCAAAGTCTATAGATTTTTTAGATGCTCAAGGTTTTGATTTATCTTCATACGCATTAGTTCTTAGTGAAATGTGGGTTCAAGAGTTTTCTAAAAAAGGTGGTGGTCATCATTCAGCTCACGTGCATTGGAATCAACATGTATCTGGTTTTTACTTTTTAAAATGTTCTTTGAATACTTCTTATCCTGTATTTCATGAACCAAGAGCAGGAGCACGTGCTACTAAATTAAAATTAAAAGCAGGGTCTAATATAGACTATGCAGATGATAAAATGCATTACAGACCTACACCAGGTGATCTAGTAATTTTTCCAGGATATTTAGAACATGAATTTGTTGTTGACCATGGCCTAGACCCTTTTAGATTTATACATTTTAATATTGAAGCGGTGTCAAAAGAAATTGTAAAAGATGTTTAAAGTTGTTGATAATTTTTTAGATGATGATGAATTTAATCAAATAAAAGAAAGTTTGCTTGGAGACAATTTTCCTTGGTACTATAACGACGTTATCACAAACAATCAAGATTCAAACGATAAATTTTATTTTATACATAATTTTTATAAAGATATAACGATGACAGACAGTCCAGGTATTACAAGTAATTATTTTTATTTATTAAAAAGTATTGTAAAAAAAATAAATTGTAAGAGTATTTTAAGAATAAAAGGTAATTTACATTTAAATATTAACAAGAAACAAATTCATCAACCACATGTTGACTATCCATTTAAACATAAAGGTTGTCTTTTTTATTTAAATGACAATAACGGATTCACTTACATTGGCAAAGAAAAAGTAAAACCTAAAGCAAATAGAATAGTTTTTTTTGATCCAAGTAAAAAACATTCAAGCAGCCTTTGCACTGACGCAAAAAGAAGAGTTAATATTAATTTTAATTATTTTTAAATTATGAAATATACCATAATCAAAAAAGCAATTGACAAAGATTTAGCTTTGTTTCTTTTTAATTATTTTTTAATGAAGAAACAAGTTTTAGATACTTGTTTAAAACATAGGTACATATCTCCATTTGAAAAAATGTTAGGAACATATAATGATAAACAAGTCCCTAATACTTATTCTTGTTATGCAGACATAGCTATGGAAACTTTAATTCTTAAATGTCAACCTATTATGGAAAAAACAACAAAACTAAAACTATATCCAGCCTATACTTATGCAAGAGTTTACAAGAAAGGTGATGAACTTAAAAGACACAAAGATAGATTTAGTTGTGAAATATCAACTACAATGAATTTAGGGGGTGATAACTGGCCTATATATCTAGAGCCATCTGGTAAAGAAGGTAAGAAAGGTATTAAAGTAGATTTAAAACCAGGAGATATGTTGGTTTATTCTGGATGTGAATTAGAACATTGGAGAGAAAAATTTAAGGGTAAAGAATGTGTTCAAGTTTTTTTACATTACAATAATGTAAAAACAAAAGGGGCAAAACAAAACATGTTTGACACTCGTCCACACTTAGGTCTTCCTGATTGGTTTAAACGATGATCGTTTGTGGTATAAACATAGGTCATCTTAGTTCATTAACTTTAATGAAAAATGGAGAGATAATTTATTATAACGAAGAAACAAAAATATCCCGAAAAAAATTAATAAGTGGAATACCTTTCAATTGTATAGATCAAATTAAAAATTATAAATTAGATTACATTTATGCTACTTCATATGATTGGGATAAAGTTGAGTTAACTAATCTAAAACATTATTTAGATTTTAAAAATATTTTAAAAAAAGATCAAGAGGTCTATTGTTTTTTTAAACCACATCACCTATCTCATCTTTACAAAGCTTATGTTGATTCTAAATTTAAAAAAGCAAGAGTTTTTGTAATAGATGGTAGAGGTAGTAAGTGGGGTCCTGGTTTTGAAGTATGTAGTATTTATGATGTCGAGGGATCTAAAATTAATTGCATCTATAAAGAAATTTATACTTTAACAAAATCTACAAAAAAATATTCTTTTAATGAAGCAGGTGTAAATAAAAATACTTTAATAAATATAACTGATCAAATTGGACTAGGTGCATTCTACTCACTTATATCAGAAAAATTTAATTTTAAAGACTGTGAAGGAAAGTTCATGGGTTTTCAATCATACGGTAAAGTAAATAAAGATTTATTAGACGACTTAAATAAAAATTTAACGTTAGACAAAATTAAAAAGTTACCTGTAAATGTTGATGCTGCCAAAACGTATCAAGTTTATTTTGAAAATAGATATCAAAAACTAGTTAAAAAATTTAAATCATCAAATATGATTTTTACAGGAGGCACAGCATTAAACGTTGTAAATAATTACAAATTAAAAAAATTATTTCCTAAAACAAAAATGTATTTTGAACCGTTATGTGGAGACGAAGGAAATTGTATAGGAACTATTTATAATCATTATTTAAACAACAATCAAAAAATAAAACCTATTGAAAACATATTTTTGGGTGAACAGATTAAAATTAATAAATCTTTATTGAAAGATGAATATTTAAAGTCTAATATAGTTAGCAAAGACATAATTAATATTTTAAACAAAGGTGAGGTTGTAGGTTTAATACAAGGAAAAGCAGAAGCAGGTCCAAGAGCATTGGGTAATAGAAGTTTATTGTTAGACCCAACAATAAAAAACGCAAAAGAAAAAATGAATTCAATAAAGAAAAGAGAAAGTTTTAGACCTTTTGCATGTTCTATATTAGAAAAAAAATTTAATACATTTTTTCATGTTGAAGAAAAAGAAGAGTCTCCATTTATGATGATAGCTCCTTTAGCAAAAGAAAAAACAAAAAATATAGCTCCTTCAATTGTGCATGTCGATGGAACTTGTAGAGTGCAAACAATAAATAGTAAAAATAATTTTCAATTAAATGAACTATTAAAAAATTTCAAAATACCTATTTTAATGAATACTTCTTTTAACCTTGCAGGTTTTCCTATAGTTGAAACGTTTGAAAATGTTTTACATACGTTAAGAAATTCTGAATTAAGATATGTTTACTTTTCTGATGAAAAAAAATTACTGATAAAAAATGATTAATATTTTTAATATATCTATTCACACACAAAAAATTAATATAAATAATAAAGAATTATTAGAATATGTTTTAAATTTAAAAAAGAAAACAAAAGGAAAAACAGTCAGTAGTCCTACTGGCTGGCAGTCGTTTGATCTAAATATGAAAGAGACTATTTTTTCTCAATTAAATAAAGAAATAACTAATAATTTTTTAAAATATATAAATAAAATATCATTAAAAAATGAATTTAAAATTGCTAATATGTGGGCAAACGTTAATTCATACAAAGACTATAATTTAATTCATACTCATGGTGATTCAGTTGTTTCAGGTGTGTACTATATAAAAGTGCCAAAAAACGCAGGTAAAATTTTTTTTGTAAATCCTGCTTCTAATTTAATGGAGATATGTTGGAAAGATTGCATAGACAAATATACTGAAGAAAATAGTCCAATGTATTTAATTAACTCTATTGAGAGTTATTTAGTTTTGTTTCCAGGTTGGTTACAGCATGGAGTACAACCAAATTTAAATAAAAAACAAGATAGAATTTCTCTGTCTTTTAACATTATTAAAAATTAAAAATAGCTGTTTACTAAATTAGACATATGGATTAGAGTAAGATATGCTACAAAAAATAGGATTTCAGCCTGGATTTAACAAACAAATTACAGAAACTACAGCCGAAGGACAATGGGTTGATGGTGATAATGTAAGGTTCAGATATGGCACACCTGAAAAAATAGGTGGCTGGAAACAATTAGGGGATAATAAATTAACCGGTGCAGGTAGAGCCCTATTTCATTTAGTTAATAAAGAAGGTATTAAATATTCAATTATAGGAACAAATAGAATTTTATATGCTTACACAGGTGGTGTATTTTATGACATACATCCTATAAGAGCAACTGTAACTTTAACTAATGCTTTTACAACCACTAATGGATCAGCTGAAGTTACAATTACTTATCCAACTCCTCACAATATGAATGCAAACGATATTGTGCTTTTAGATAATTTTACCACAATAACTGGATCTAATTTTGGTGCATCTGATTTTGATGATAAAAAATTCATGGTTATTACACTGTAGGACCTGCAGAACAATTACCAGGTTTTGGTTGGGGATTAGGTTCTTGGAGTGGTGAAGCTGCAGGAGCAGCTACAACAACTTTGAATGGTGCATTATTAGATGACACAGCAGGAACAGGTGGATCAGGAACTTCTATTACACTAACAAGCACAACTAACTTTCCATCTTCAGGTACAAATTTTATTCAAGTTGGTAATGAAGAAATTTCATACACAGGTGTTTCTGGAAATGATTTAACTGGTATTACAAGAGCAGTTAGAAACTCAACTAGATCAGGACACTCTAGCGGTGCTACAGTAACTAACTCATCAGACTATGTTGCATGGGGTGAAGCTGCATCAGGAGACTTAGTTCTTGATCCACCT